GCCAGCTTGGGCGGGACGTGGCAACCGTGGGTGAAACTCGCGACCAAAGCCTATGTCGATACGGCAATTGCCGGGATACCTGCGGCTACCGTTCCGCGCGGCTATATTGACGGTTTGACACTGTTAGTCCCCGGTGGTACCAATTCGTTCGGTATCAATGTTGGCGCTGCCGTAAACAGCACCAACGCCGCAATGATGACTATAACGGGGACGCACATAAAGACAACTGCCGCATGGTCGCTCGGATCGGGCGGAGGTGGACTGGATACAGGCGCGATTGCTGCTAACAGTTGGTATCATGCTTTCGTGATCCGCAGGCCGGATACTGGCGTAGTTGATGGTTGCATTTCGGCTGGTGTCATACCTACCTTCGGTGTGAACATTCCAGCGGCTTACACGCAATATCGTCGCGTCGGCTCGATCCTCACCGACGGTTCGTCGTTGTGGATTGGGCTGATACAATTCGGCGATGAGTGCCTGTGGACGGTCTCGCCGTTCAAGGACGTTGACACTGCCGCACTCGGCACCACGCATGTTCTCACCGCGATGACGTTGCCGCGCGGCGTGCAAGTCAACGGCCTGTTCCGGGGCATGATCAATTCCGCCACCGCAGGGGCCGAGGTGTTGTTAAGTTCGCCGGATGAAGTCGCGGTCGCGGTCGATAACGTCAACGGCAACCGCAGCGCGGTGGTCACTGCCAACGGCGTTGCCAATGCGCTCGGCACCCTGAATGTTCGCACCAACACTAGCGGGCAGATCAGGTATGTGGCGAATGCCGCGAGCACGACGCTGCGCATCGTAACCTATGGCTGGATTGATCGGCGCGGAAGGGATGCTCTCTGATGCCGTATGTCTCTCGCAATACAGATGGCGTCGTTGTTGGCCTCTACACTTGGTCGCAGCCGGATTACGCCACAGAGTTTTTGCCCTCCGATGATCCGGAGGTTGTAGCTTATGAGAATCCGCCCATAGAGCTTAATCTTCTATCTGCCGAGGATGTGGTTTTCTACAATCACGAGAACCGCATACGCGCGATGGAAGGCAAAGAACCGATAACGGTTAAGGACATCGTTGAAATAAAGAAGCGGATGAGGGAATGATACCAGTGCTCGTCATGATCGTGCTTCACAGCGCGACGGGCGTCGAAATTAACGTCAACGACAAGTTGATCACGAATATGAGGAACCCGGAGCCGAAGAACAAATTATTTAATGACACGGTGAAGTGTCAGGTAAATATGGTGGATGGGAAGTTTGTTGCGGTGAAGGAGACATGTGAAGAAGTGAGAAGGCTGATCGGGAGGGACAAATGAAGTACATCGTACTTGGAATGCTCTCCGTGGCGCTTGGTGGTTGTATCACGACGGAGGATCGTTACATCTTCAACGATTACTACACCCGCGCCCAAGTGGATTACATCACCGCCGAGCAACAATGCAAGGCGTTGGCGCGCACTTTGGTGCAGATCGCTCGCTGCGAAGTGAGGAGGTAGTTATGACTTTAGGTCTCGCATTCTGGATTCTCATGTTGGTGTGGCTGGTGTTTGGGCTGCTCCTGCATTTCGGCGTGGTCGGCGGTCTTTGGGCGGGCGGTAACGTTGTGTTACTGTTTATTCTGTTCGCCCTGTTGGGTTGGCAGGTTTTCGGCGCGCCATTGCGTCGGTGAATAGGGGTTAGTTATGGCTGATACGGTAACTGCCAAACTTGGCTTGGTCAAGCCTGAAATTGGTGCGTCCAATAATACTTGGGGCACTAAATTGAACGGTAATGCCGATATCATCGACGCCAAGATGGTTCGGCAGACGGCTCAATGGACAATTGCGACCGGCGACGACGATCCAGCAAGTCTGGGTGGGTATTTCGTCATTACTCGTTACGGCAACAATACGCTTCGTATCGACGATCCAGTCGTCATCAATCGGCAAACCGGCGAAGTAACCATCGCCAATAAGCTGACGGTTGGGTCTGGTTCTGTCGGCGGCCTTGGCGTGAACGTCGCCGAATTTCCATATCAGATCAACCCTCCGTCTACCCCGCCGTTATCCTCTCTCAGGATTTATGCCGACGCCAACGGCAATATGATGATAAAGCGACCGGATGGTACGGTGGAGTATCTAGGAGTTCCCCCTGGAACCATCGGATTTACTGGTGGCTCGGTTGCCGACGTTGGTTGGGCATTGTTGAACGGTCAATCGTTGCTCCGTGCGCAATACCCTGTGCTCTTCTCCCGTTACGGCACCAATTTCGGCGCTCCGGATGGCGCTTCTTTCAATTTACCCGATGCGCGTGGTCGTGTTATCGCCAGCGTCGATCCCGGAACTGGTAGATTGCTGAATGTCATGAGCGGTGCCTTGGGTGCTGTTGGCGGCAACGAACTTCATGCGTTGACCGCAGCCCAAATAGCGCCTCATACTCACAGCGGCGTTACTGCAAGTGAAAACAACACCCATCGCCATGCTGGCGTTGTTACGGGCGGCGCAACTCGCCCGGTTAACGGAACCGGCGCGAACGCATTTCCATATGATGCGTTAAATGTCGGTAACTCCGGCGTCGAGGACACAAATCATCAACATGCGTTCACCACCGATACCGGGGCTGGTGTCGGGGGAACGTGGCACCCCAATATGCAACCGACCATAGTTCTTAATGCTCAGGTGAAACTAGGATGACACCCGTAGAATTCCCTCCGGGGGTAACCACTTTACTTTCCCGAGCCGCCAAGATCAGCAACTGGCGGGACGCCAACCTTGTGCGTTGGGATGACGGAACTACTCTCAAGCCAATCGGCGGATGGGAATTAGTCACATTCGATGGAGGGGCTACTTTCGCCTCGCGTGTCCGCGAAATGCATCGTTGGGTCGCTCTAAACGGCATTGTATGGACCGCCTATTTGTGCGAACAACATTGCTACGTTGAGTCGGGCGGAACCCTAACGGACATTACTCCGGTTGGTGGGGTTCCGGTTCCAACTGGCGGCAACGCCGGTTATGGTGAGTTGGACTACGGCGAAAATAATTACGGTGTCGACGTTCCAGGGGCGTCGTCCACTTTACAAAAATTCTCTCTCGCTTGGACCCTCGACAATTGGGGCGAGGATTTGCTGGTTATGTGGAGCTACGAGGGGCATCTGTTCAGATGGTCGCCTTCCACTCCTGCAACCAAGCTCACGGCAGTAACCGGCGCTCCGGTATCCAACAGACAGTTCGTCATTACCCCCGAGCGTCATTGCATGCTGTTCGGGATGGGTGGCGCTTTCGGCGATTTGGGATGGTGCAGTCAAGAAGACCTGAATGATTGGAACTTCGCCAGCGTCACCAACACGGCTGGTTCCTATACGGTTGATCCATTGTCACCCATCGTAGCTGTCAAACTTTCGGCTGTGGGCATTCTGGCGTTTACACCGTCGATGACACACGTTTTAGATTACGTCGGACTTCCCTACGTGTATCGAATTCGTCCAATCGGAAAAGTGCCAATTCCGATAAGCGCGGCGTCTGTGGCTTCGACACCGGACGGTATCGTATGGGTTTCCGTAGAAGGATTCTGGTTGTGGAATGGGAACTCCGCCGATATCGTTTTATGCGCTGTTTGGGATGCCATTTCGGCTAAGATGGACTTCGCCCGGACTATCCGCGAGTCGTCCATCGTAAGCATCGCAAGCCGCGGCGAAATATGGTGGTTCTGGGTGGACGGAAGTCTTGGACAGTCCTCCAATCGTTACGTCATTTGGGATTACCGTTCCAAGATATGGGTTCCCGGATATCTTAGCCGGACTTGCGGTATGACTTTCGGCAACGACCGCGCGCCTCTTATGTCCGATGGTGTTAAGGTATGGAAGCATGAGACCGGATTCGTGTATCCGGAAGCTCTATTTATGCCGTATTTGGAATCGCAAACTCTTAATGCGATGGGCGGCGAGCAATGGCTCACTATTTCCAAGATACTCCCCGATATAACGGGGGATCGAACTGCCCTGGCATTTTCGGTCGCTAAGAACAACGACCGGACCGATTATGCCGCGCAGTTGTATTCCCCGAAGCGCATCGTAAACGGGCATGGTTGGGTCGATATCCGCGAAACTGCACGCGACCTTCGGTTGCGCATCGATATGGTGAAGAATTCTGATTGGAGCACGGTGGGTCCAATCATATTCGACATGAAATCTCGGGGCCAAAAGAAATGATGAAGGTCCCAAACTTTGAAGACCCGGCTGTTACGAAGTTTCTCACCGAAATGCTGAGGGACTTTGACCGGTCCGACAAGGGAGTTATGAGCACCGTTACGGCCAATAAATCGTTGCTGCTGTATTCTCCGGGGCTGAAAGTGTTTGAAATAACAGTCAGTGACACGGGGGTCATTACAGCAACCAAGGTATCGGGAACATGAGAATCATCGATCCCAAAATGGGTAAGTTGATGGATAAGGCGCTGAAACTCGGCGACAATCTATTCAACTTGGACGACATTCAAGAATGTCTGAAAAACGGCAAAATGCAAGGCCACGTGGAAGGCGACACGTGGGTTATAACCCAAGTGCACGAATGGCCTCGCAGGAAGTCTGTTAATATTTTGTACGTCGTCGGATCGTTGGGCAACGCTTTGGCCATCGAAGATAAGCTTATCGATTGGGCTAAGAGCATCGACGCTGATTTGATAACCACCGTTGCCCGCGAAGGATGGGGGAAGTTCGTCACTCCCGGTTGGAAGAAGATCGGCACTCTCTACTCGAAGGACATATAACATGGGCGGCACAAGCCAAGAGACAAATACCCAACAACAGAATAAAGTGGAACTTCCTGCTTGGGTGAACGAAGCTTCGCAGTCCAACTACCAGATGGCGAAGGATGTGTCGGGGAGGCCGTTGCAGCAATACGAAGGAACTCGTGTCGCCGATCCTTCGGCCATGACGACGCAAGGTTACGGAATGTTGACATCCGGTGCCGGGGCGGAAGCGCCGCTTTATGGTGACGCCGCCAATATGTACCGTTCCTCTGCTGGTCCGCTTGATATTAATCAATATCTTAACCCGTATATCAACGAGGTGGAACAGCGCGCCATCGGTAATGCGAACACGTCGCTTACACAGCAACTTAACAATATCGCATCCGACGCCAGCAAAAACAAAGTGTTCGGCGGCACCCGAATGGGTGTCCAACAGGGTGTTGCGCAGGCCGAAGGTGTCCGGGGCATCGGTGATCTGAGCGCCAATATACGTAAGAGCGGCTTCGATACCGCCGCTGCTTTAGCTCAAGCGCAGAAGGTACGTGAAAGCGGCGCTGCACAAGGATTACTTAGCACAGCAGGAGGACAACAGTCTGGTCGTCTCTCTGACGCTTCTGCGTTGTTGGGTGCTGGAGGGCAGGAGACTGGTTCACGCCAGAAGGTTATCGACGCCGCGATGCAGAAGTTCAGCGAAATGACGGGTTACCCGGTGGAACAGCTCAATATGCGCCTCGCTGCTTTGGGCATGTCGCCGTACGGCAAGACTGAAAGTGGCACCAAGTCGTCGACCACGGAAACCCCGACGGATTTCGCTACCCTTGGTCTCGGCGTGTTGAAAGCAGCCCCTGCATTGTTCGCCATGTCGGATCGAAACACCAAGACAGACATAACGAAGCTTACGGACGGCGATATCCCGATGTATTCATACCGGTACAAGAGCGATCCAAAGACCTATCCGAAGGTGGTGGGTCCGATGGCGCAAGATATCGAGAAGAAGTATCCGTCCGTCGTCAAGAAGGTCGGTCGTTACAAGACCGTCGATATAAATAATTTGATGGAGGTGCTGTCGTGACACCCGAAGAATTCCGCGCTCGATTTATGGCGTCCAGAGGGTTGAGCTTGGACAGCGCCCCTCTCCCTGTTTCTGCCCCTCAAACTAGAGCAGTTACCGGGACAGGTCTTCCAGGAGACACGCCATATGTAACACCCACTCCGGGTGCCGTGGATAAGTGGCGGTCTGGTGTAGCCCAAGACATGTCTGCCGGTGTTATTCCTACCCCATCGGCTGCTCCGGTAATTCCGCCCCCTGCTCCAGTTGTTCCGCCGCAGCAATTCCCGGATCGGACTTCTCCGGTTCCTTACGCTCCTCCGGGCGTTTCGCTTACGTCGACACCGGCAGATACTCCCCAAACGGGTTGGGCGGGGACGGTTGGACAAACCGAAGCTCCTGCTCCGGCTGCCATTGGGGGGCCTAACTACGACAAGCTTATGGCCGGATTGGAAGATGTAGCGAAGGGGTTGAAGCCAAAAGTGCAACAAGACTCCGGGGCGGCGACAATTACCCCGATGGTTTCGCAGCCCAACCAAGCCAACCAAGCGGCGGCCCAATTGATGACCGCGATGCTCAACAAGCCGCGTGGTTTTACTTTGACAGGAAGATAACATGGACATCTCCGAAATCATCCGCAAGCTTACGGGCGGAATGGAGCCAGATCAAGCGGTTGTTTCGGGGGCAAATGCGGCTATTCCTCCTCCGAACGCACCCCCTCCGCAACAGCAAGCAACCCCTCCAACTGCTCCTGCTGTTCCGCAAGGAGTGCCGACGCCGGTTACAAATCCGAAGCCGGTGGCTCAGACGCCGCAGGCTTACCAGTCTCCTTCCGATTTGGCCAACATGTATGTCCAACTCATGAAGGACAATCGAAATGCAGCCCAACTGGATTCTGGCCTCAATCTCATTGCTGCTGGTCTTAGTAATAGCCCTACTAATCGCGCGGCGCTTATCCAAGGGGCCTCCGATGGACACGGGGCGGGAGGAATGAGCCTGTCCGCCAACGACATGATCAATTTCCAGAAGCAAGCCGACGCGCAGAAGCAGCAGCTTGTGATGCAGCAAGCGCTCCCGGCGCTTATGAAACAGTACAAGATGACACCGGCTCAAATTCAGGCCTTGCAGGCATCCGATAAATTGGGCGACGTGTTGAAGCATTACTCCACCGAAAATCTCGGGACGGCGGTCGATGCCGAAACCGGCAAGCACATTCTGTTCAACCAGCGCACCGGACAACATATCGCAACCCTTGGCGGCGAGAAGGCCGACGAGACTATCACAATTACGCGTCCGGACGGCAGCCAATATCTGGCCAACAAGGAAACCGGCAAGCCTGTCAGCGAATTGGCTCCGGGGACGAAGCCTGGCGATGTTATTCCTGCACAAGAACAGGAGCTATTTGCTATCAACAAGGCTCGCGAGGCTCGCGGCGAGAAGCCGTTGATCGCCGAGGAACTGATCAAGATGAAACAGAACCCGGCGACCAACATTAACGTTGGTACGGACGGTTCCACATTCCCAGCCCCTGAAAAGGGGTTCGACTACGAGCGCGGCGTGGATGGCAAGGTTATCGTCGATCCCGCTACGCATCGACCCAAGCTGTACAAGATCGAAGGTGGCGGTCCCGCCGACGAGGCGGCTGCTTTGGCCAAGAAAGAAGTCAAGGCCACGGAGAAGGAAGCTCTGGGCAAGGTGCAACAAACATCTGCGTATTTGAACGTGAAAGCAGCCGCCGACGAAGCCCTCAAGCACGTGGATACCCTCGGTGTCGTGGGCATTGGCTCCAAGATTGCGCGTAGCCCAAGTTCCCCCACTTCGGGCATCGGCGGATTACCCCACGATGTTTACGACTCCGCGCTGAAGACCATCCAATCCAACGTTACCATCAGCACGTTGGCTCAAATGCGGGCGGCTTCTCCCACGGGTGGCGCTTTGGGTAACGTTTCGGACTTCGAGGACAAGATGCTCCAGTCCGTCATCGCGCCGCTCAATACATACACAAGTCCCGCCGAAGCTCGTAGAGGCATCAACCGCGTAGTTGCTACCTTGGAATTGCTAGCCAATGATAACTTCAACAAAGATCCGGCCAAATTCAAGGAAGCTCTCGATAAGCGCGTGATGGAAATGGGCACCAGCGGGAAATCGGGCGTGAAGGTTGAGAGGATAAAATAATGGGCGAATTTAAATTCACCTTGCCGGATGGCAGCACTTACAACGCGACGGCTGACACTTGGGAAGAAGCCCAGAAGGGCGTCAGCGAACATATTTCCCAGGAGAAAATTGACGCGGCGAAGAAAAAGTACGACGACGCCAGCGTCCTCGGAAAAATTCACATGAAGTTGGGTGATCCTTTAACCCAAGTTGCCCACGGCATTACGGCGGGACTATTCGACAAAGGGGCGGATTTGGTAACCGGGGGGAAATCGAGCGAAGGTAGCGAGGAAGCTGCTGCTCGAATTGGACCCACCGGGACTGCCGCCGCACGGATTGGTGGTGCCGTGATGCTACCGTCCGCCGTCCCACGGGCCGTCGCGGCGGTCGGCGGGGGTCCGCTGATGCGGGGTATCACCGGGGCGGGGGTCGCCGGGGTCGAGGGCGGTGTCTACGGCGGAATTAATGCTGCAACCGGGCCAGTTGACCCTGTTACGCGCGAACCCATAACTTCTATCCCTGCGGGAATATTGGGTGGGACAGTTGGCGGCGCGGTTGGGCAGCAAGTCGGTCAAGGTGTTGCTAACCTAGCCAACCGGGGTGTCAAGGCTTACCGGGGTGTCAACGATGCCGCTCCGCTGAATAGCATGACTGTACTTCCTACCGGAAGGACTCCTTCTCCTTTGGATTACGTCAATGTCGCGGCAGCGAAAGCAGAGGCTGTCGGCGCTCGCAAGGGGACGGCGGAAGCGCAACAGCAAGCCCAAAGAGACAACTTCGACAGGTTGCTCACGGGCAAGGAAAGCAAGGTTATCGATCCGGCGACGGGTAAAGCGAGTAATCGGTTTACAAAAACACAGCAGGACCGAATGCGCGACATCGTTAAAGGAGACCCCGGAACCAGACAGGCTGAGAATGCTGGTGATCTTCTCAAGAACAAACTGTTTCTAGGCGGCCTTGGGGGAGGTGTCGGGGCATCCACCGGCCTTATACCCGGGTTATTGGCTGCTGGCGGTTCGATGGGCGCTGGAAAGGCGTTGACATTAGATTCGGCCAAAGCTACTCAAGAGGCGGTGGACAGGCTCCGTCAACTTATGTACAAAAAGACGCCATTCAAGGGACCAATGTCGCCAACTAGAGCGAGGACCTTTGGCCAAGGCGCGGGTTATGGCGGAATGTTGGCCATAGAAGATTACTTGGGGCAGTAATTCAAGCGGCCTTTTTGAAGTATTGAAATACTGCCTTGACTATGCTCTCCTTGTTTTGGAGCGCCTGCGTAATGCGACGATCCAAATCAGTCCCCCAAACATCGACGTATAAGCAACTTTCCGTCTGTCCGTGTCGGTGAATTCTGTCCTCGATTTGGCTTCGGTCATCGAGAGAGTACGAATTCTCCGCGAACACCATCGTTGAACACTTGTCGATGACATTTTCACCTCCTAGTAAGGTGTGTCCGTATTTCCCGGCGCGCGTCTGGACCAAGATGGTGCGACACTTCTCGTCGTTGTTGAACCGCTGCTTATTGAAGGAAATTTCCTCCGGAGACATACCGCCCTTAATTATGGCGGGGAAGTAATCCTCCAAGGATCGCAGCAGCAAATGCCGGGTGTACTTGTGTATGTACGGAATCACCGTCTTACCCGGCACTTCTTCCATGATTGCTCGTACCAGTTCGAACCGAGGGTTCTCCTCCGGGGGGATCAATTCTACTACGTCTCCATCTTCCTTGATGATGAACCCGGACTGTATTTGGGCCAGCTTTATGTATTTGGTGATGAATACGTCGACAGCCACGTTTTCATTTTCATTAAGCCAAAGGACAAAGTCGTCCTCCATGCTCTTATACATCGCCGCCAGCTTTGGTGTGAGCCGGTATTGACGGGCGGTGTACATTTTCGGTGGCAAATCGGTCCAGTCGGCCTTCGATGCCCGAAATATGAATTTATCGATCTTAGCCGCAAGTAACTCCTCATTTTGTGCCCCGACTATGTTCTTGCCACGGAATCCGCCCATCTTACAGAAGGTAGTCTTGAATGGAAAATACCGGTCGTTGATTGCGCCGATGAATCGCATCTGAGCCCAAAGGTCGTGCGGTCCTTGTGTAACTGGTTTGCCCGACAAAATGCGCTTATAAACAAACATCGGTGCCAAAGCCAAAGCCGCCTTAGTCTGCAGGCTGTTATAGGTCTTTATTTGGATTGATTCATCCAGAACTATCATCGCGGCGCGACCGCGCACGAATCGCGTTATGTAGTCTTGTACCGCAACGCTCCGGATCGCCTCGTAATTTACAATAAGCACCGGGGGCATCTTGAAATCGGTCTTGAGGAAATGTTCGTTGTACCAGTCGTTGCCGGATTCGAATATGAACGGATGGAGTTCTAATTCGTGCTTTTTGATTTCGTCCACCCATCCAGCCTTGAACGAATTGGGACATATCACAACCATCCGCGTCGCTTGCTTCGCCTCCACCAGAATCTGAAATTCGGTGAGCGCTGTTAACGTTTTACCAAGGCCCATTTCCATGTAGTAAGCAAATCCGGGGCGGTCATGTCCGTTTACGAGCGCCTTCTCTTGTACTTTTAATAGTCCCAAGGTGGTTTCTCCCTTAATGGGTCTGCGTCTTGTCTACGCAGATGTACTTCGCTGTGAATGTGCTGTTCCATTCGGGTTATCCAAGTGTCGCCATATAGCCCCTCCAGCCATTTACAGTCGTCCTCATCCAGTTGGATTGTCACTTGACGCTTTTGCATGTTCTACTCCCTGCATTCTAAGCGCAACGTAGGCGAGGAACGCGAAATTGGCCGTGTCCATCAGTTCGATTAGTGAATTTTCGTTGTTCTTGTCGGTGTGAAATTGATCCTCAAATTCGATCACTTCTTCCACCAATAAATCGATGATGGTGGGGATTGTCTCCACTGTTGGGGTCTTCTTGTGGCTGTTCTTGTCGAGCTTGTGCATCATCCCGACGAAGAATAAAGCCAAATAAGGGGTGAACTTCTCCAGGGAAGGGGGTACATTCAGTATTATAGTATTATTAGACATACAGAGATTCCTCCCTGATTACGTTGTTCACCTTAGGCCCCGTTGCTACAAGGAACTCAAAATTTTTGTTCATGGTCCCTTTGGCGCGATTTAATTCTTCTATCAGAATTATCTGATCGGATTTGCTGAGATAATCCATGTGGCTAATAAACACCACATCAGGATCGTTGGCGTAGCAAGCGTCAAAGAATTGCGTCATGGAGAACGAAGCGACGCGACGTACCCGCTTCGTCACGGTGGTCATTTCAGGCTCCACCCCGATTGCTTCCCAACTAGTCTCGTGCTGGTCGTGGTACCAATCGCCGCTTGAATGCCCGTCGATGTTGCCCACCCGGATCGGATAGGTCCGGATAGCCATATACGTTTTGGCCAGATATCTTGGAGGTATCCGCGCATCGGCCAGACCTTGCATCACCGTACACTCGCGGCTGGTCACTTTGGGGTAAAACTCCGAATTGATTCCCAAACTGAACCCCTGCGACACCTCCATAAAGTAGGCGTTGCGCTCCGGCTTAATTCGATGGTTCAATATTGTCACATTGTGGGCAATAAGCCCTAGCGAATTCCCGGCGATAGCATCGAATTCCCGACGTATTTTTCGGACTAGCGCCTCGCCAGTTCCGCTGCGGGTTCCGGCGACAGCGGCGATGGAACCAGTTTCCTCCGCCTTTCGGTCCTCGTCGGTGACTATTGCAGCGTTGGGGTGCACAAATATCCGAAGGAATGGGTACTTTTCGGCTTCGGCTTTCAGGACATCCCGATCGATAATGGCCCCCGCTGTTAAATACACGGGGACATGTTTACCATGTAACCCGGCATAGACGCTGAACACAGGGGTCTGCTTCAACACATGCTTGTCGTTGCCGTGATAGAAAGTATGCCCGCTATTTGGGCCTCCACTGTATAATGCGCCGCTGAAATTGTCGATGTGGCCCCCGATGATGGCCAGTTCGGCAAGGTAGGCGCTGAGCGCCCCCTTTCCTGTTGAACCGAATTGACCGTCGACGACGGCGTGAACTCCCCTGATTTTAAACAGCCCCATTATCATTATCCTTCTTCGGGAACATTTCCGCCATGGTCTTGGTCGCCATTTCGGTGCCGCGATCAACTGGCGGTGTTAGCATCGCAGCGAGCGCGGTGTAACCCACACCATCTACGAAGTTGTCCACCGAATAGCCGTAAACGGCGCGGGCCACCTTGATGAGACTCATCATGTAAGCCACATCGTGGGGGTAGAGTTTGGTTTCCCCACGGATGGTGAAAGCGTGGGTGATGTAAGCTCCCCACATGTCGCCGATCATGCCGAATGACCGTTCGGTGTGACCATGTTCCTTGCTGCGGTCGCGGATGGCTTGACCAGCGTCGAGCAGGACGGTTTCGGCGAGGGTGAGATTATCGGGCTTGATATTGGGATTCATTCTGGCAGACCCTTCTGTGAATAGTAGTAGAGGACTAGTTGCTTGTAGAACGGTACGTCGCTCGTCGTAACCGAAAAGCAGTCACGACAGTGAATTACAGGCTTGGGTTTGTGGAAGTAATACACCCCATTCTTATACCCAATCATAAGGGGGATAACATGACCAGCGACCTTGGCGGCGAATTGCACCCGCTGGAGTTCTACCATCTGTCGCGGCGTTGGTCCGAATGTGTCGCTGCGAACGATCTTTACCTCCGCCATGAACACCGGCAATCCGGGGGGTATTAGGATGGTGTCGTATACCCCAACAGCATATTGATCCTCGATGCGACGGCCATAACCACCAGCATCCTTCACGGATTGGATCATTTCCCGCTTGACGTCAGCTTCATTCATCCATTACTCCTGATTGTTTTGCCCACCACTCTGTCACCTCGAAAACACGTATGCCGTTCTCGTCGGCATCGCTCATTGTAACTACCTGTGATTTGGGCATCCATACTTCGTACTTGGGACCCATCGTCGGCTTAAGCAGGTATGCCTTGGCTGTCGTCACTTCGATGTATCCTTCAACCTGCACGGTTGGGTCTCCCGGTCGGTATGGCATTTTAACACTCCCTGCGGTCGCTGTCAAGTATCTTTTATACATTTTCGGCGGCATGTGTCGGCATAAACATGCTATTGGGGCCTTAGCTAGACATTCTTGCATGCTGTTCAGCACACAAGCCAAATCCCTGTCTACTTTCGACAATGCCAACTCCTGCCGCGATATACCTTATGCATCTTGTGGCGTTGGCACACGTCTTTCGGTTCGTGATATTTGGGCTTCGCAACCTTCTCTTCTGACAGTATAATCGGGGGAACTACTTCCGACTCTGGTTCTACCCGGATGGTCTGGATCGGCTTTGGTTCCGTACTCGCCAGCGAAGCGGTCTTTGGCACAGTAGAAGTTTGCAGATCGTTCCAACTGTCGTCGAATTGCCTACCTTTACCGACGCTTATACTGTTATTATTAACCTCAGTCGCCGCTACAGTTTGAGGCACGTCGATTCGTGCCGCTAAGGCAAGCACCAGCGCTAGCAGCGCTGACCCGCCGAACATCAACCCCACAAATTTCATTGTTTGTTCCATGGCTTAAAGTGTAGCAGGAGTTCTGGGGAGTAATCATTCCAGTTGCCGCTGAAGCAAATGGCACGGTCGTCGATGGTAAGGAAAGCGGCGGGCTTTTCGGCGGCAAACTCAATGTCTTCAAGGCCGGGACCAGCGGGGCTTTCGTACCACGTTTGCCCGCCGTAGTCATAAAGCCACGCCTTCATGGCTTTTAAGCCATCCTCATCTTTGGATCGACTGGAGTAAATCACCACGTCGAAATGCAGTAATGCCTCAAGCATGAATGCGATTGCGCCTTCCACCGGGGGGTCGGGGATAACGCTCGCCCCCTTCCATCCGCTGGTGTAACTATGGATCACGCCGTCGAAATCAAGGCACAGGATCGGTTTATTCTTTTCGCTCACATTCACTCTCCATAATGCTTTAATGTGGCTTCCACGGCTCCACTGTCTGACCGTGCATCACTCATGGCCGTATCCCCGCCTATGGCTCTTGATCGGCTTTTTGCGCTCGGGCTGGCGGTCGATGTCGGGGCCGGTGGGCTCGCCGCGACACTTAAGACAAATCCAAGCCGCTTCGCCGGTTTGAAGAACGTACATTCGGCAAATTTTCCGTTGAGTACAGCATTCACAAGTTTGTTTTATTTCGGTTGAGATTGCGTCGCTCATGCCGTATCCCTCGAGTTTGTGGAGGAAACCGTGTAGCCGTTCGCCTCCAGCAACCGCTTGGCGTCGCGAAGCGCTTTGTTTAAGGCGTTGGCGCGCGTCAGTTCGTGCGACTGCTGGCATACCGGACAAATCGAATTGGGATCGCGCTTCTGGTGATTGCACGGCGACGCCGCGGAAAGGCAGCCGTCAATCATGGCTGTTGCCCTCCGTCGATGGAAGCGGGGATGCCTCATCAGCCGCTCTCTTCGCCGCTCGCTCGTCGCGCCAAATCTCAAAGACAGCGCTTTTGTGCCACCAGTCATGAACAAGCGTGGTCAAATCCCAGCGGGAGATAAGTGCCATTTGATCCGGGGCGCGCGGGTCGTCTCGATCCATCGCCATGCGCAGCCGCTTCACCGCCAAGGTCAAATGTTGTCCAACGGGGTCTTTGTGCGGGTTCCATTCATCGACGGTTTTCGGGTAATTTTCGTTTTTGTTTTCGGCGGACCAATGGGGGTGAGGATCGGACAACTTGCCGCGCGCATTCACCTTGTAGGCGTGATCGAGCAGGCCCCTGATCTGATCAGCGGTTGCTTCCCACCCGTTGCTCTCGGCGATCTCGGCTGCCCTCTCGGCCGCCTCGTTCCAGCCGCGCAGATAGGTTGTTTCGTGCGGCTCCGCTGGTTGTTGGGCAAAACCAGTTGAGAGGGCGGCAATCATTTCTTCGTACTGCGGCCAGTTGTTACTGATACGCATTCCGATGGCTTCCGCCGACACGCGGGTATCCTTGGCAAGTCCAATCAGTGTCCGCAGTTCTGACACCAGTTCCTCGGTTCCACTGTCTGACCGTGCATCACTCATGGCCGTATCTCCGGGTGTGTGGCTTGTTCAGTTCCACGCGTGGCTTCTGGCGGTCGAGGTCGGGGCCAGTGTTGTTATTCGTGTAAGTCTGCGGCGGCGGACAATCGCAGGCCCAAGCGAAATTGCCGACAATCGGCTTAAGCCGGTACATCGATCCGCAACGAACGCAGTAGTCTTGAGTGTGATAGAAAGTCATGTTCTGCCTTATTCGTCGTACTTGTCAAGTTTGTCTCCATAGCTCGCTCTTGCCCAATCGTTGCCGGAACCCAAACCGAATGGGATGGGCACCGCCAGTTCGAGTACTTCCGCTATGTGTTCGATGGCGCGGATCAAATCTTGTACCCCGTGGCCCGGTCTTCGTTGCCATAAGAGACTGTCGTGGATGGTGAGCAATACTTGCAAATCTTCCGGGAAAGCATCCTCGTACTGGCAAGCACGGAGTAAGCACAGTTTAAGGTGCTCGCCCCCCACATTCTGTATGATTCTTGATACTGCACGGTAGGCGAACCGGGGGTCATCCATATAAGCACGTCGGCCAAGTAGGGTTTTGACATAGCCCCTCCGTTTGAAGACATGGACTGCTGTATCCTGGAACGTCTTGATGTGAGGAAAGGCATCAGTTAGAAACTTGCGGTGCGCCTCGCGGGCCTGTTCAATGGGCCAACGCATATGACCAGCCAAAGTGGGCGGAGACATCATGGTTAGCATACCCATCGCCATCCGCTTGGCGGTGTCGCGATCTAGTCCGAGGACTTCGGACGCTCTATCGTGAATGTCCATCGTGCCGCTTCGGTATCCATCGACGAGTGCAGGGTCGCCCGAATAGTGAGTGAAAAGTCGGGGTTCTTGTTGTTTCGCATCTGCTTCTTCAATAACGAAGCCATCGTCGGGGACAACCAACCTCCTAACAACTCTTCCCACATCGATGTTTCTTTTTGGGAAAGCTTGGAGATTCGGCTCAGAACACGAGAACCGGACACCCGCGACTCCGTAATCATCAGATTTGGATTGGTTGAGAACCGGGTGAACTCGTCCGGCGACATTGTGGGTGTCAATAAGTGGGGCGATAAAGCTGTCCCGTGCTTTTTCAAGACGTCGGACAGAAAGTATGGCGTGTCCAATGTCGTTGGTTTCGAGCCATCTTTCGGTGAAGGAGAAGGCTCCTCCATTTGTCTTGGCAAATTGGGCGTCGGTGAACCCATTTGACCGATATA